AGAACTACCTTCCTTGGGTCAACCACATACGTCCTCGTATGCAGATGGCAGCGGCCGCCCGGAGTAGTCCTGCGGCACATGCGCCGGCGGGCTTCGGTCCACCCACAGCGCCTTGAACGAGAGCAAAGAAAAATCCGCCGGCTGCGAACGCAGTCCCGGCGGCAGAACATCTACGTTCAGTAACCATTCTATGGCGGAAGGAAGCGGCCCAGGCCCCTCGAAGGCGTGAAATCACTCACACGCCGGTTTTCAGGCGGTCATAAATGGATGGGTCGACCGATACGCCGGGTTCCGGACGAACCCCGGAAACTCAAGCCACTTCAGCCTCTAGGGAGTTTTCAGGGAGTTTCTGCTCCGGCAGCACCTAGTTTGTGGAGTGCGTGAACAGCTCTCTACGACCCTCAGCAGCAGCCTCGCCAGCTTCCTCTGGCGTCTTGAAGTAGCCGAAAGAGTGCGTGACACCGCCCTTCTTTACCCTGGCATGCCAGAGCCCGCTGGCCTTGTGGAAGCTTACGCCCCGGTATCCAGATTTGTTGTCCTTTTGGATGACCAGGTTCTGTCCATTTTGTCCGTGGGTACAGACACGCAGGTGGGCGGGGTTCACGCAGCCGCAGTGGTGGATATGATCGATGTCATGTCCCGAAGGGATGGGACCGTTGAAGTGTTCCCAGATCCACCGGTGTGCGTAGACTCGCTGCGTGCCGAACGAGAAGCGAGGGTATCCCCCGTCTTCAACAGGACGATTCCAGTTCCAGCACCCAGTCGAGGGGTCTTTGTCTACCCTCAGCATGAAGCGGGCAAAGTCTGGCAAGCCGCGGTCGTAGTTCTGGATTGGCCGAAGCGGTTTCCCGCTTCTCGCCTGGCGATTATGCGTCTGGCATCTTCCGGATGATTCGACGGGGCGCCCGCAGTCGGGAAATGAGCATTCTGAGGTCATTCCTCAAGTCTATACATCGTCCCTGACAGTGAGAGTGATTAAGCCGTCCGTGGCGGCAACCATTCGGTCATCGTCCGTAGGCCAAAGGTGAGCATAGGTTTGCAGCGTCTCGGTGGCGTCCTTATGACCAAGCCTATGCGCCACAGCCACCGGCGAGAGCCCGGCCGCGATCAGCAGGGAGGCATGGTGGTGACGTAACTGATGCCATCCGTCTCCGATGAACGGCAGCCTCTCTCTGGCCCACCTCCAAGCCTCACCCCGAGTCGTCCGGCTGCAGGCACCGCCGATGGCGTTCGTAAAGACCAGAGACTCGGGATGCTGGGCACCCCGGGCTTTCAGCATCAAAATTGTGGCAGACCCAATTTTCACGGACCGGTAGGACGCTTGCGTTTTGAGGGGTCCGAACTTCGGGATGTTGCCCGTAGTAAGAAGCTGCCTGTCCACGGTCACAATCCCCGCATCAAGGTCTACACGGTCCCAAGTGACGCCGAACAGTTCGGACGGCCGCAAACCCGTTGCCGCGGCGAACACCACAGCTTCACGATGGGCTGGCTTCATGACTTCGACTAGGCGCTGGACCTGCTGGACATCGAGCGGCCGCACAGGAGCATGTTCAACCTTCGGCAGCCGCACCCCGGCAGTGGGTGAGCTTTTCAAGTGCTTGTCCAGGACAGCCGCTTTGAGCAATCCGGACAGGTAGACATAGGACAGCTTGATGGTTGAGGGGGCGAGAGTCTCAGCCCAATCAGCAATTGCCGCCTGAATGTCAGCGCGGGTCAGATCCTTCAAGGGGATCCTCCCCAAGGTGGGAATGATGTTGAGGTCCAGGCGTCGGCGGATTTGGTCCAAGGAGCCGTCGCGTTGGTGGACCTGTGCGGTGTACCAAACCTCGGCCCACTCCCCCACGGTCATGGTTCCGGAGTTGGGTGAATGGTAGGTGCCGCTGATGAGCGTAGCTTCCATGGTGGCTGCGTGAGCTTTGGCTGCGTCCTTGTTAGTAAAGGACATCTTCTTTTCGGTGCCATCCGGTTCTACCCAGACGGCACGCCAGCGCTTGCCCTTCCCGTATTCGGAGGAGCGCTTCTTGTCTTTTCGGATCCAGCGGTCTTCGACGCGGGCCATTAGAACAGTCTCCGGCGGAGCGTGCCCGTGGTGCGGCTGGTGCGCTGCTGGATAAGCAAGGCGGTGCCGTGCGGGTCAGTTGCCCGAGCTGCAGGGGTGTCGATGATCCTGTTGACCTCTCGCCAGTACTGGGTGGGCGTGAGGCCGAAGCGTTCCCGGGCGTGAGATTCACGGGCTGCAGCGTATTTGTAGGGTGCGGTGGCCAGCTTGAGTATGGCTTTGTCTTCTTCTGTCATGGTGTTCCCCATCCAATGCGTTTCCTGAGTTCGAGCATTTCCTCGAAGCTGAGGGACTTCACGAAGTACTTCACGTCGCGGGGTAAGACGAAGAGCCGGTGAGCGATCCCGATGAGGTCGTCGTCGACCTGGGCGGCCGCGACGAATGCGTCGGGTGTGATCAGGTGACGGGCGGCCCACATGCTGGCCTGCGCTTCTTGCTTTGGGTTGCAGCCCACGTGTCGGAAGTTCGCGTGCCCCAGCTCGTGCCATGTGCTGGAGTGCCTTTGCAGGGCGCCCAGGTTCACGTGCCGCAGGATCGTGTGCGTGTCGGGGTCATAGCAAGCCCACCAACCATTGGGTGGGTAACCATCAATGATGGCCACACCCAACTCTTCGGCTTTTTCTTCGTACCCCATGCCGGAGGACTCTAGAAGAGAGCCCTGACGTTTTTTAGTCAGGATCAACCTCTGCGCCAATTTCCATGCCTTTTTGACCTGTATCGGCTGCCAGGTGGAAGCTGCCTTGCTCATCCCAGTAGGGCCGGGCAGGCTTCTGCGCTGCTTCGGCAAGGCCATTGAGCTTGAGTAGCTCACGGGACATGGACGCGAGGGCGTCTTGGGCGCTGGCTGGGAGCCGGCGAGCGTGAGCCAGGACGAGGCCGTCTTCTAGTTCGACGCCGACACGGAGGCCGACTTCACGGGCGCAGACGTCGACGACGTCGGACTCTAAGACGTTGAGGCCACGAGCGAGGCCTCGGATGGTGTCTGGGTCTGGGAAGTTCTTGAGCTTGCGGGTGACCATTTGCTGGAGTGCCTTGTGGGTGGGCTTGCCACCGCAGTCGCGGGAGAGTTCGACATAGGTGCGGGCACCTCTACGCCTTGTGATGAGTGACGCCAGGCTGTTCGGGCCGGGTGCGTCTTCGGTGGTGTTTTCCATGAGCTGAACTCTCCCAGCAGGTTTGAGATGCCGACAAACTGTAAACGCGGCTTGACGCCTACCATGCGTTTCGGTTCAAGAGTACCTTTCACGCCTACTAAATGCCTTGAAGAATTTTCCAGTTCCCAGCCGGGAGTAGGGGCATCGGCGCACATCGGAGTTGACAGGGTGCCTACCACTACGCAACCATGGGCATATCCCAGTTGCCAGATAGGCGCCTATCATGGGACTATAGAGAGGAAGCAGAAATGATCTACCAGCCCCGAACGCGGTACCCGAAAGGCACGTACATGAGACTCAAGAACAGGGACCTCCTGCGGGCCATGGTCATCGTCCAGGAGGACATCGACGCCGCACGCAAAACCGGGCGCCCCATCCCCGCCTCCAAGACACCGCAAAGGGCGCTGGCAGATCGAGCCGGAGTCACCGGAGGATTCATCAACCACCTCACCTCAGGTCGCCGCAAATCCTGCGAGCCGAGGACGGCGGAGCGAATCTCGGAGGCGCTCCAAATTCCGCTCGATGTTCTCTTCGACTCCGATGAGACGCATGGCAGAAGTAAAAAAGTCAGCCCCAAGAAGTAGCCTCAAGCCATCCACGAAAGGAAGTCACATGGGTCAGCCAATCGCATTCGAGGAACTCGAGTGGAAAGAAAAAGGCATGGATCTCATAAAAGAACTCGCCGCGTCCGGCGCGCCGTTCGACGCATATGCGCTCACAGAGAAGGGATTGGCTGACCCGCCGCACCCGAACAAGTGGGGTTCGCTGTTCCGTGCAGCCCGGTCCCGGCGCCTCATTGAGCATGCGGGGTTCCACCGTTCCAGCCGCCCCAGCCGCTCCGGCGGGGTTTGCCAGCAGTGGATCGGATTGCCGGAGGCCAACCGATGAGCACCGCTGTTCAGACACTCCCCCGCATGGCACTCACACTGGAGCAGGTATCCGAGATCTTGCAAGAGCCCCCGGCAACAATCGCGAAGCACTGCCGCACGCAGGCACTTAGGGGTGCATACAAGACCGGCGGCCGTACGTCGCCGTGGCGGATCCCGCCGGCGGCCATCGATTACTACCAGCAGCACCAACCGAAGCAGTGAGGGCGGCCCTGATGAGCAAGAAGGACCCGCAGACCGCGGCGCTTCGGCGCCTGGATGTCGCAATCACCATCCAGCAGCAGGCGCAGCAGAAGGCTGTTGATGAGCGGACTCATATTGAGGCTGCGGTGCGTGAAGCTCTGGCGGCCGGGGTGAAGGTGTCCGACGTTGCGGCGCGCCTGGGTGTGACTGTGCAGCGGGTGTATCAGATCAAGAACGCAAAATCCTAAACGGATGCGTGGCGAAACGTTTTGTAGTTGCCAGATAGGCATTTTGAAAGTACCATTTACATATGGGCATAAAGGTGAGGCCCTGGGACTGCAATCCCAAGGCCTCGCAGCCACCGAACCCACGAAAAGGAAACATTCGATGACCGATCTCCACTTTACCAAAGCCCACGCCGCCGCGGTTCTCCGCTTCGAAATTGTCACCTTCGCCGAAGAAACCCCCACCAACGGGTACACCGAAGCCGACTTCCAGACCCTCGCCCGCCGGCTCTCTTACATGATCGACGCCGACGTCAATTGGGTTACCCTCGAAGACGCATGGCAGGCGTCGCAAGACTGGTTCTCAGTTGCCAACTGCACGCACGAGGACATCAACCTCAACCGCTCCGGCACCATCGACAACCGCGCCGAGCTAACCGAACGCATCGAAGCGAACCTTACAGAGGACATCCGCTACATCCTCGAACGCGCCTCATTCGCACCTCACTGGGAGTTGGCAGCATGAACGGCCTCTTCCTCCTCTGCCTGGTCATGGCTGTCGGATTCCTTGTCGCCATCCCGTGGGCCATCCGCGCTGACCACGCCGATGTGCACCTCATGCACCGTGCCGGGTCTGGCTGCCGTGACTGCGAGGACCGGTCATGAGCAGCATCGAACCCGACGACTGCGACCACGACGAGATTTACCGCGGAGTCTGCGAAGACTGCGACGCGATCATCGAACCCGACTGGGAACCGTCCGACGCTGACCTCCCCGCCCCGGACTACGGCCACACGAACCCATCCACAGCCCGCCTCGAAGCCTGGGCCAACAAGCAGGAGCTGACACGATGACCACCCAATTCACAGACCCCTCACTCCCAGCAGTTGCCCCGGGCTCGGCGGAGTGGATGACCTACATGACAGCCAGCAAAGTCAGCGCCATCATGAAGCACTCCGTCTACGACTCCTACCTCTCCCTGTGGCTCAAGATGGCAGGCCAGATTCCCCGAGAAGACGACACCGACATTACCCGCCGCGGGCACTACCTCGAGCCGGCAGTAAGGGCATGGTTTCGGGATCAGCATCCAGACTGGCAGGTCACCGAGACTGGGATGTGGGTGCACCCAGACATCCCGTGGGCAGCCTCCACACCAGATGGCATCATCCACACCCCGGAAGGCACTGAACTCTTCGAGGCGAAGTCCTCCACGCTGGACGGCGAATGGGGCGAACCATTCACCGATCAAGTCCCGCCCGGCTATTACGACCAGGCACAGTGGCAGATGTTCACCACCGGCCTCCGGAGGGTCCGGCTTGCGGTTATCAAGTCCTACCTTGAGTTCGCCGAGTACGTCATCGAGTACGACGTCGCCCATATCGAATTGATGCTGGTCAAGGTCAACGAGTTCATGGCCTCCCTTGAAGCAGGACAGCGTCCCAGCCTTGACCCTCTGGACGGGCACGCCGCCACATACGAGGCGGTGAAGCAACTCAACCCAGGCATCGAGGACGAAGACTTCGAAGTATCGGACGAGGACGCCATCCGATTCCTCAAATCAAATGCGGCTCGTAAAGCTGCCGAGCTCGTGGAGCAAGGCGCCAAGTCGTTCATTGCCGACCTCGCCGGCGAGGCCCACTACATCACGTGGAACGGCAAAAAGTTATTCACCCGACAATCACGCGGCGGCGGCACACCGTACCTCGTCGCTTCCAAGAACCTCCCCACCATCGCAGAAGAGAGTGAAACGAAATGACCTCCACCGCCATCAGCCCCATCGAGGTTGCCCGCCAGAACATCGGCGCCTATAAGGGAGAGCTTCTGGCCTCATTGCCCTCCCACCTGCAGGACAAGGGTGTCGGCTGGTTGACATCCGCCCTGTCCGCTCTGCGGAAGAACGACGAAGTGCTCCGGTGCGCGAACCAAGATCCTGGTTCTTTGATCGTTGCCCTGTCCCAAGCCGCGCAGCTCGGTCTCATGCCCGGAACGGACGAGTACTACATCACCCCGAAGGGCGGCAAGATCCTTGGCGTCGTCGGATACCAAGGTGAAGTTGAGCTGATGTACCGAGCCGGTGCAGTGTCCTCGGTGATCGTCGAGAACGTGTACGAGAAGGACAAGTTCCAGTGGAACCCGGGAACCATGACTAAGCCCATTCACGAGGTCGATTGGTTCGGGGGTGAACGCGGCAAGATCATCGGTTCGTACGCGTACGCCATCATGAAGGACGGCGCCGTTTCAAAGGTGGTCATCGTCAACCAGGAACGGATCGACCGCGCCAAGAAGGCATCCGCCACAGCGGGGAAGTCCTTCTCGCCGTGGACGTCTGACGAGGCTGCCATGATCCTCAAGACCGCAGCCCACGATCTCGCTAAGTGGGTGCCAACCTCTGCGGAGTACATCCGGGAGCAGGTACGTGCCGTTCGCGATGTCGCCAACGAACCAGCCAAACCCACCACAGAGACAAAGCCTGAAGGCGTGGTCTCACCGCGACAGCACCACCCGGAACCGGCCGCAAACACGGTCACTGGTGAGCTGATCGACGAAGGCGAGACCACCACAGAGCAACAGGTCGATTACGACTCCGAAGCTGACGCCGCATGGCTGGCCGGGACGGGGACCAAGTAATGGCCGGTGAAACCACCATCACAGTAATTGGAAACCTCACGAATGATCCCGAGCTGAGGTTCACGCCGAGCGGATCCGCGGTGGCGAACTTCACCCTTGCGTCTACGCCCCGGACGTTTGATCGGCAGAGCAATGAGTGGAAGGACGGGGAGACCTTGTTCCTCCGGGCCAGCGTGTGGCGGGAGATGGCGGAGAACGTGGCCGAGTCCCTGACTAAGGGCATGCGCGTCATCGTCTCCGGCCGCCTCAAGTCCCGTTCATATGAGACCAAGGAAGGCGAGAAGCGGACGGTCATTGAGCTGGAGGTTGATGAGATCGGCCCCAGCCTCAGGTACGCCAACGCCAAAGTCACCCGCACCCAGCGTTCCGGGAACGGTGGAGGCCAAGGCGGGGACGCCGGCGGGAGCTGGGGTGGAGGCCAGCAGAACGACGCGTTCGCCTCGCAGTCAAGTAGCGGCTGGGGCAGCGCACCGGACGCCGAACCCCCGTTCTAGACCAAAGCACCACCCAAATGACGAACAGCGGACGCCTGACCTTGGAGACAAGTTCCAGGCGTCCGCTGCGACTACCCCAAAGGAGAACCATTGACGGTCACAGACCTCACCCCACGTATCGAAGCCCGCGATGAAGTCACGGTCACCCTGTACAGCAAGCCCTTCGGTTGCGTTCAGTGTGACGCCACGAAGCGGAAGTTCAAGAAGGAAGGACTTGTCGAAGGCGTCGATTACACCGACGTCGACGTCACCCAGGACGAAACCGCGCTGGCGTTCATCAAGTCCCTCGGCTACGCCCAAGCCCCAGTGGTCTTCGTCTCCACCCCCACGGGAGACCACCACTGGTCCGGGCACAACCCCGGCAAGATCGGTGAGCACATCCTGCAGAATCGGGCAGCGGCATGAGCACCGTAACCATCACTGTTGATATCAACGGCCAGCAGCACGACATCGCAGACTGCTTCTGGTACTTCCTCTCGCCTTGCGGATGCACGAGTGGCGTATGCGTCACCGAGGCTGATGGCTGGCTGACCACGGAAGCCCAGGCCATGGCATTCATGACCCCGAATAGGGCCGTGCGTGAGCAAGACATCGCCCGGGGGTATAGGGCCGAGCTGGGGCACCGCAGTGAGATGGACCGGCTTAAGCGAGAGTGCCCGCACACGCCCCAGTGGGGAACCGTGGCTGTGCCCGAAGGTCAGGCTTGGGGGCGCAGTAGTGGCGGTCGGTCGGTCCACCTCGTAGAGAAGTCGGAGGACGAAGACCGGATCGATTGGGACTACCGAGAGCCAGCATGTGGGTCCAAACGGGATCTGTTTGAGATCCACTCTTCCGTTTTGGGCGATGCCCCGATGTGCAAGAAGTGCCTCGCCATTTTGGAGGCAGCATGAGGACCATTGCTCTCGTCCCGCCACGGCCTCCCCGGGCGGTGCAGAAGCCGGAACCGAAGGTGCCCACGTGCAGCTCGTGCGAGTGGCCGCTGAACGCCACCGGCGAATGCAAGGGCTGCACCTGATGCCCGGGCAGCTCAAGCGGCCGCCGTCGCCGGAGAAGCTGCGCCAGGCGGCCACGCTCCTGCAGGGCGGCGCCTCACAGCGGGAGGTCACCCGAACGACGGGCATCGCACGCGAAACCCTCCGCAAACACTTCCCCGGGCAGGGCTGGACATTCAAGCAGGGCGGCGACTTCCGAGCCCTCACCCGACACAACCCCATCCACTGAAAGGAACACCATGCGAGTTAGCCCCAAAGCCCATCGCGCCACGCTGGAGGTAGCACGATGAGCACCGCACTCCTCGAACGCCGAACCATTCTGGACGATCTTGTCCGGATCATGCAGCAAGCCAACAACGAGCTGACCGCCACGGATATGTTCTGTGGCGCCGGCGGGTCGTCCACCGGTGCGTTGGAAGTTCCCGGGGTGACGATCAAGACGGCCATGAACCACTGGGCCCGGGCCATCGAAACCCACAACACCAACCACCCGGAGACCGAGCACGTGTGCGCGGACATCCAGATCACTGACCCTCGCTACATCGCAACCTCGGACATTCTCTGGGCATCACCTGAGTGCACCAACCATTCCGTGGCGAAGGGCAAGAAGCGGATCACCAATCAGGCGGACTTGTTCGGGGAAACCCTCGCTGATGAGGCGGCTGACCGGTCCCGGGCCACCATGTGGGATGTGCCCCGGTTTGCTGAGTGGCACAAGTACAAGCTCATCATCACGGAAAACGTGGTGGATGCGGCCAAGTGGGTCATGTTTGATGCCTGGCTGATGGCCATGGACGCTCTCGGCTACAACCACCACACGGTCTACATGAACAGCATGCACGCTCAGCTCGGCGGTCTCCCTGCCCCGCAGTCCCGTGATCGGATGTACGTGATGTTCTGGCTCAAGGGAAACCCGAAGCCAAACTTCGATCTGCTCATGCCGCTGGCTCACTGCACTACCTGCGACGAGACTGTCCGGTGCATTCAGTCATGGAAGAACCCGAACTATCGTTGGGGCAGGTACAAGGCCCAGTACGTCTACCGGTGCCCGAACACCCGCTGCAAGAACTCCATCGTCGAACCTGGCTGGCTGCCCGCAGCGTCCGCGATTGACTGGAAGCTTCGTGGCCAGCGCATCGGAGACCGGGCCAAGCCTCTCGTGCCGAAGACCATGGCCAGGATCGCTGCCGGGTTGGCGAAGTACGGGAAGCAGCCGATGCACCTCGCCGCCGCGGGCAACACCTACGACGCAGCATCAGGGAAGGGCGGAAGTTATTACCGGATCTGGCCGACGACCGAGACTCTGAAGACACTCACGGGCACCACCGAACACGGACTGATTCTGGACTCTGTCCGCGGATCCCAGATCATGAGCGGCACCAACGAGCCGATGGCCACCCAGACGACCAGCTACACCCGGTCCTTGCTGGTCCCAGTGGAAGGCCGGGAGGGCAAGCAAGCCGCACCCATCGGAGACGTCCTCCGGACCCAGACCACCCGCAACGAAACGGGACTGCTCACGGCGCCTGGGGACCACATGCTGATGGAGTACTACGGCAACGGCCAAATGCACCCAGTAGCCAAGGCTATCCCCACGATCAGCACCACGGACAGGTTCGCCATGGTCACCACCATGCGCGGCACCTCACCGGAACACCTGGCAGCATCCAATGCGCCTACCTCGGATCCGTTCGGGACATTCAGCGCCGGCGGCCAGCACCACGCCGTCACCGAATGGACTGTGCCCGAGATCGAGGATTGCGAGTTCCGGATGCTCGAGCCCTACGAGATCAGCGCAGGCATGGCCTTCCCCAAGTCGTACATCATGACGGGAAACAAGCGGGAGCAGGTCAAGCAGGCGGGTAACGCGGTCACTCCCCCGGCCGCTCGGGATCTCTTCATAGTCGCCGCACTCTCCCTCTCCGGTGCGGGGCTGGAGCTGGCAGCATGAGCGCCGAACAAATGAACCCAGAGTTCACCGCAATCATCATCAACGACGGCGGCACGCGGCCGGTGATGTCCAAGCCGAAGCCGTTCAAAGCCACGAAGAAGTTCATCCAGCACGTACAGGACAACCTGGCGATTCCGGATGACACGGCGGTCGAGGCCGCCGACTGGATCCTAAACCTCATGGAACGCTACGGGGCCAACTCCGCACAACCGGTGTTCGACATGGAAGGCAACGGCCCGCGGTGCTCATGGTGCTTCATGATCTGGCCTCTCTGCGGGCACCACCACATGAGCAGCAACTTAGGCGCAGACGATGAAGCAGAAGACGGGGAAGCGGCATGAGCAAAGCAGTCCTCGACCCGGCCAGCGGAAGCCGCATGTTCTATTTCGACAAGGAGGACGAGCGCGTCCTATTCGGTGACATCCGTTCAGAGCAGCACGTTCTCTGCGACGGACGAGCCTTGAATATCAACCCCGATGCGATGACGGACTTCCGGGCGATGCCGTTCCCGGATGGATCATTCAGTGTTGTGGTGTTCGATCCTCCACACCTTGTTCGGGCTGGACGGAAGTCATGGCAGGCGGCAAAGTACGGGCAGCTCAACGCCGAGACTTGGAGGGAGGACCTGCGAGCTGGTTTCGCTGAGTGCTTCCGAGTCCTGAAACCTGAAGGCGTTCTGATTTTCAAGTGGAACGAGATCCAGATTCCCGTCTCGGAGATCCTGGCGCTTACTGAGCAGAAGCCGTTGATCGGACACAAGAGCGGGAAGCAATCCAAGACGCACTGGATCACCTTCCTGAAAGTAGGTGCAGCATGACGGCAAGGGATGATTCGGTGGCGATCCTGCATGGCAGCGCTGATAACTCGCTGCGGTGGGTGTGGTTGTCGAAGAAGTCCGGCACGATCACGATTGCAAGGGTGGACCGTGGAGGGTTCTTCTTCAGTGACTTCGGCGCACCCGGCAGCCAGGACATCGCCGCATCGCTCCCCCGGCTCTGGTCCTCCCAGCTCGCCGGGGTGAACCTGTCCGGCCACGCCACGCACCACCTCGCCCCGCCCAGCATGCAGTCCATCGAACCCATACCCAAGGCGGAAGTCATCGACCCTTGCAAGACCGAGGCAATGTTCTGATGGCCGCCGTTACATGGGATGAGCGCGGTCACGTGTTGACGTGGCTGGAACAGAAGCACGGCGGCAATTGGGAGGTTGTCGCACGAGCTACTGGGGACACCATCATGGTCCGGCAACGGCCGTCCGTGGAGGTTGTTCAAGCTGTCGTGAAGGCGCACTTCCTGCTCCGCGACGACATCAACCTATCCGCCTGGGCCACCCACAAGGCTGGCCCCCAAACCCAGGACATCACCCCGCTTTAGGGGTCATTGTTTTGCCCTCGTAGACGCGTGACAGACGCCAGAAATCGCCTGTCACGCGTCACGGTCTCAACGAAAGGTCACACATAACCATGGCTGGCGACTACGCGCAGATTCGTCGCGATATTTGGGGGGATTCGGACTGGACTGACCTGTCCCCCATGGCCCAGTGGCTGTACTGGGTAATCATCACGGACCCGAAAATCGAACTCACAGGGGTAGCTGACTGGCGCCCGAAACGGATGCTCAAGAAGGCCCAGGCAGTCACTGTTGACCTCTTCGAAGCGGCCGCCGATGAGCTGCAGGAGAAAGCTTTCATCGTTGTGGATGAGGACACGGAAGAGGTCATGATCCGCACCTACGTGAAGCATGACGACCTCCTCAAGTCCCCGAACATGGGCAGGGCCATCGCACGTCTCTACCCCACGATCGCGTCCAAAACACTCCGCGGTGTACTCGTTCACGAGCTCCACAAACTGAGGGATGAGCAACCGGATTTGAAGGGTTTCCCACCCCTGAATCAGGTCATGATGAACGCCCGAATTGATGCACGGGAACTCATCGCCGAACGGGTCGCAGCATGAACACGAACCCATCGGTAAAGGGATCGGGGAACCCATCCACAAACCCTTCCACAAACCCGTCCCCGAACCCATCCACAAACAGTTACCCAAACCCATGGGACAACCCATCCAACTGGGAACAGCAACCCTTTACCGATCCCTTCGGTAAACCCATCGGGGAACCCATGCCCCACACCAAGCACCTAACACCTAGCAACCATCAACCATCACCCTGGCAGCCATCAACCCAGAATCGTCACCTAAGTAGACGTGAGCGCGAGAAGCCAAATTCCAGCCACGACCATCAAGGCCAAAACCACGATCCCAAGGAGGCACCATGAGCCCCCAAGCCAAGACCCGCCGCAACTACTTCCAGAGCATCACCGTGGACGTCGACATCGACGAGAGCGTCCTCGAGGAAAACGGCTACCACCACGAAGAAGACTGCCCCTCCACAGCCCAGGCCGACGAGGAAGACCGCGATCTCGAATTCAACCTCCGTCAGATGTCCGACTGGCACGACCGCGCCCACGGACTCAGCCTCTGGTCCAGCTGCATGATCGAACCCTGCCGAGTCCTGGCACCCAGCTTCAGGACCACAGCATGACCCCGGCTCAAATCCGGGCAGTCATCGAAGCCACCAAACGCCGAACACTCCTGGAAGCAGCCGAAGAAATCCCTCACCCCGAAGCAGCCAAATGGCTCCGAGCGAAAGCAGACCAGAAATGACCACCCAGACCCTCCCCGTAGGGGCCACCAACCACCACACAGAAGCGACCCTCAAAGCCCGCCACAAGGAAGCGTTGGACATCTTCGAGGCGTGGTGTGACAGGTGCCGTGTTGCTGGTGGTTCGGACTTGCGGGCGGCTGAGTTGCAGCGTGATGAGGCGTGGGATTGGGTCGTCCGCACGAAGACTGATCTGGACTTGTACCGGTCGGTGGTGTGTGTGCGGGGCACTGTGGCGGGCTGGACGGCTCCGCATGGCCGTCGTGGGGTGATTGGACATGGGTGATACTTTGAGGCCGTCAGAAACGCATTCAGGAGGTTTGTTGGACGTTCAGGAGTTGCCGCTGTTCGAGATCGGCCCGGGGGGCGTGGGGCCGTGGCGGGTGGTTGTGCCGGCCCCGGTAGTGAAGCCCGTGCGGAAGCGGAAGACCGGGAAGGTGGTCCAGCGGAAGCCGTGGCTGAACTCGAATGACCGAGACCATTGGCGGGTTACGCATCCGATCACGGCGAACTGGCGGGCTAACGCAGCCGAAGCAGCGAAAGCTGCAGGACTACCCACAGGGCTTGCCAGAGTCAGGATCACGGCGCACGTGGTGAAGGCCAGGGCCGGTGACTACGACGCCGGGAACTACTACCCTACCGCCAAAGCCGTCGTGGACGGGCTCATCGACCATGGCATGTGCGTGGATGACAACAACCGCTACGTCGAAGGCCCATTCCTCCACCCGGGCGGCAAAGGCGAACCCGCCCTCGTCCTCACGATTGAAGCCATTTGACCGCGCCCACCGAAACGCATCACAGTTGTTGAACTGGCATTTACAATAGGGTAGGCTGGGAGAACCATCCCGGCCACGCGGACTGCAATCCCCGCCGGACCACGAAAAGGACAAAAGACCATGAGCGACCCAGTCGAAATGACCGCCGGAGCTGACACCCTCGCATGGGACATCTTCCGCGCAGACAACGCCAATATCCCCGAGGACGAGCTCCGGGCAGGATTCCCAGCCGAGGCCGAGTACGCAATCAACATCGCCAAGCAGCTCCGGGCCGCCGGCTACCTACGTGCGGCGCCCGTCTTTGAGGAGACCCTGACAAATGACGGCACCCACGAACTAACCATCTCCTCGGACTGTGACGGCAGCAATGTCGTCTACTGGAAGCGGACACCGAAGATGGTCGCTGAAATCCCGGCCAGCCCGTGGTTCGCCATCGGTGAGGGCCAGGCATGAGCACCTTGCGTGAGGTCCTTGAAGCGCGGGCGAACAGCGGTCACGGCGTTGTCACCCACACCGAGCTACGCCAGATCCTCGCTGCGTATGGTGAGCAAACGGATGCCATCAAGGCCGAGGCCCTGCGTGAAGCCGCTGCGGAGATCGCCCGTCTGAAGCAGATCGGCCGCACACCTCACAACCAGTGCTCCCGCGAAGAGCTGGACGCCTACTACCCCTACGCGCAGAGCGAACCCAACACATGGCTACGGGCACGCGCCGATGCACTGGAGGCCCAGCCATGAAGGGCACGGTCCCGATCATAACGTGCGATTCCGAGTACGGGTGCGACACGTGGGAAATCGACCACTGGGAAATGGTCGTCATGAACTGGCGCGAGCTGACGCCGGGATGGAAGTACGACCCCTACAACAGCGGCGCGGACATGTTCTGCCCGAAGCACGCAGAGGGAGCCGAATGACCACGGCTCAGCGTCTCGCCCAACTCACCACGACGTGCCCGCACCTCGCCCGGAACCTGGGCCTACTCCCACCCGAACAACTCCAAACCATCCTCACAGAGAAGGACCAGCCGCATGAGTGAGCAGAACCAACACTTCGAGCAGGCCAAGAGCAGGCTCCGCAACGGCACCCCTAACGAGGTGGCCCGGGCACAGGCTGAGGCCACCCTCGCCCTCGCTCACGAGCAGCGAACCACCAACCTCATCGCCCTGCTTGATGCTGGACACTCCACCGCCCAAATCGCGGGTGTGGACTACGAAGCAGTGGCCGACCAGATCAAGGAAAGGCTGGGCCTCTGATGTCTGATATCGCGTCCTTGTTGCAGCCCCTGAAAGACCGACTCGCCGCAGCCACACCCGGACCGTGGGAGTTCGAAGGCACCGAGATAGTCAACGAACCTGACTACGCGAGCAAGAACCCCGAGCCGTTTACGCAGGTCATGGAGTGTGACGTTGCCTGTGGCTCCTACTGCTACGGCGGCACAGCCAACCTGACCATCAGCCCGGAAAACCGTTCGCTGATCCAACACGCCCCCACGGATCAGGCCAAGCTCATCGCAGCCATAGAAGCCGTGGCCGAACTACACGTGCCTGTGGTCATTTACGAGGTTGACCCTGTGAACGGGACATGGGTCTATGCGGATGACGAGCGCAAGGTGCTGACAAGGCTTTGCCAAGCGTGCACTCCCGCGTCCATCCTCGATGACATTGATGAGGGTGAGTACGACGGCGGCGGATCGGACCATGACGTGCACTGGCCCTGCCCCACGGTTGCCGCCCTCACCCAGGCGTTGGGTGGTGACACGGCATGAGGTTCCTTTGCGCTATCGGTCTGCACCTTTACCCGCGCTACGTCAACGCCTACACACAAGCACCCGCGCCCGTGAGGTGCGAACGATGCGGGAAGGCAGCATGAATACGGAAAGCATCCTCCAACGCGAAGAGACCAGGGCACGAGCCAACGGGCTCATCAGCCCCTCAGGCATGCGGTCCGGATCCGTGGATGGTCACCGTGCACTCATCGAAGCGCCGAAGACGTCCCGCCGCCGCTGCCACTGCGGGTGCGGGAACCGTGCCACGCACACCGGACTTGGCGACGGGATAGCCCTCATGATGGGCTGCGAACTCAGCGTCCGCCGCTGGGTCCGAGACGGCCACGGGAGGAAAGCATGAGCCGGGAGGAAGCCGCCGCGAAGGCGATCCATCAGCACCACTGGGGCGACAACATGGAGAACCGCCCAACCGAGACGAAGGCCCTCTACCGGGAACGGGCTAAGGCCGCTCTAGCTGCTGCTGATGCTCATGATGCCGCCAACGGTGTGCACCGGGTAACCCTAGACGAAGCCACCGTGGAACGGGTAACGGAGTCTGTCTGGCCGTTCGCCACAGCGCACTACCTTCAGGCGTACGGAGAAACCCAGGATGAGGCACAAGCACGCGGCCTGCGAGAGCGCCAGCTAATTGTCCGGGCTGTGCTGGCTGCCGCCGTCAAGGAGGGGCAATGAAGATCACGTCCGAGCAGTGGGCCGTGCACCGGCGCAAGGAAACCGAATTGCTGTTCGAGTTCCTGAAGCGTGAGACCGAGGCGCAGTCCCGTGAGCGCGGCCACTACTGCGGGCACCAGTTCACGATCAGTGTTACCAGCCGAGGCCACTACGGACTACTGGACGAAACCGGAAGGATCGCCAGGTGCGACGACGCGGACTGGGACGGCGAGCCCTTCACGATCACTGTCCGAGCGCACGACCTGCAAGCCGCCCTCTTACGGGCAGCGTCGCACAGCCTGAACGACTGGCAATGGGAAGGCCACGACGAGGAAACCACCAATGAGTGAAGTTTTGGCGTGGCCGAACCCTCACGAGATGGAATACAGCATCCAACTGGAGCTCGACGGGTACTACTGGGACTGGGACCTAGGCGGGCAGAAGTGGTTCCCGCTGGAAACGATCCTCCACCAGCAGAAGGAACTCGCCAAACCCATCTGGCTGCATCTCGGGTATCGCGTGATCGAGCGCCGCAAAGCCGGACCGCCCCGGGTAGTCAGCCCGGACCAACTCAAAGACGCTGTACGCCTGGCATACCCGGAAGCACCACGACCCTTCGAATCAGCGAGGAAACCCCGATGAGTGACGTGATTGAGATGCTGTACCGGCTCCGGGACATGGCAGGCCGGGCCGCTGACAAGCTGCGTGTGGAGGTTGAGGCAGGGCAGGAGGTTCTGGCCCGCCTGGACCAGTTCTCCAAGGAGTGCGAGGACGGCGCCCAGCTACTCGCATCCAGCGATCTGCACCCGGGGTGGAACGCCAACGTCCCTGATGCAAGCGGGCTCATCAGGAGCAAACCCAAACCGGTACCGGTCCCCTGCCGGTATTGCGCGGACAGCCCATGCACCTGCCCCGTGGTTGCTGAGGATGACGACACCGTTGACGCCTGACCTTATGCCCGGCATGGGTGCCGACAATGCGTGGGTGAGGCGCACCAACACGTACCCCGGATGCAGCTGCCCACCATGGCGGTACAACCCACAACACCCAAAACCCACCACGCCCGACTGCCCACAACACGGAACGGAACAAGCATGAAAGTCAACGAGCTCAACGGCACGCACATCGGGCAGCAGTTCAAACTGACCCACCGCGGCGCGACCGTCATCGACACGCTCATCGGCATCGAACACGAAGCCGAGATCGTCTACGACCGCATCATCGGCAGCGACGAACCAGAACGCACACCAGGCCAGAGACGGACAGGACTCACATTCCTCCAATCAGGCAGATACGGAACCGTGAACCCGGACAAGATCGACGTGGAGCTTGTGGACGGCGGCCCCGCATCAACGCCCGAACAGCACCGGCTGATCGAGGACCACAACACCGACCCCAGATGCGCTTGCGGCTGGGGACCAGAACACATGTGGCCACGCCAAACCCCAGCCACCCGCCAAGACGGCCGCGAAATGGTCCGCCACCACATCCACGCAGCAGACGCCCAAGCAAAGGCCACCAATGAGTGACCTCATAGGGTTCCTGGAAGCCCGCATCGCGGAAGACGAGCGCAGGGCCAGCTACGTTCGCGAATATGGTGACGCTGCCGCCGCAGGACTCTTCAGCCCTGACCGTGCTATTGCTGAGTGCGAGGCGAAACGGGCGATCGTAGATGCCGCCTCTGGATACTCACCGGAATTGGAGCACGGTGACAACGGAGAGTGGGCGTTCGACGTGACCCTCAAAGCCCTCGCCGCTGTCTACTCCGACCACCCCGACTACCAGCAGGAATGGGGCGCCCTTTGACGAACGCCCCTGCACCGCTACTCGTTCATACGGCGGATAAGCTCGGCGACGAACCGCGCCCACCATTCAGGCGCGTTCTCGGCCAGCTTCCCGACGAGGACCGCCCAGAACGCGGACTTGACGACGGCCCTGTGTTTGGGTTTGTGCGACATGACAACCACCAACCTTTTGTTGGACTGATGTGTCCGCCACACCCCTGAACGCTTGAATAAACCCAACCAAGGTTCATACCATGAGGACAGGACCACATCAGCAACCCGATATGTGTCCCAGAAAGCGCTCCTAACTGTCCAAGGCGAGGGGCGCTTTCCTTGTTAAAAAGCCTAGAACTCAGCACATACATTTCCGCAATCCTCTGTCGGCAAGTCGTACGTCCGATTTGTGAAAAACTGGTGAACCGGGGCGCTTCCAAGGACTCTAAATCAATCGAAAGGTACGAAGATGGCAACTGATCCGAGGTTCGCCCCCGGCCAGGCCGTGAACGGTAAGACGATTTGCGGTGCTAAGAACAAGAAGGCGGACCCGTGCGGGCTGTCCCCCGCTCCGGGTGCTACGCGTTGTGGCCGCCACGGTGGTAACTCCCCTCAGGCGAAGAAGGCTGCCGAACGGCGGGTCGCTGAGGAGCAAGCCAAGGCGGAGCTGGAGCGTGGTGTGCGTACTCTTGGGCTGCCTATTGACATCGACCCGGGCAAAGCGTTGCTGGATGAGATCCACTGGACCGCCGGTCACGTCGCCTGGCTGCGGGAGAAGGTTCAGGAGTTGGACGCAGTGAAGACCCTGACACGGGGCACCGAGGACCGGACCACATGGACCAAAGACGGCGACTCCGAGTTCCACGAAGGCTCCAACGAATCCGGCAACCCGAACGCTCACTCCCTTGTGTGGGGCCAGACCGAGTACCGGGACAAGACCGGCGGCGAAGACGCGGGCCAGACCGTCGTGGAGCAGGCGGGCATCAACATCTGGTATCAGCTCTACCTCAAGGAACGTGAGCACTTGGCCAAGGTGTGTGCTCTCGCGTTGAAGGCTGGTATTGAGGAACGGAAGGTGAAGCTGGCCGAGTCCCAGGGCGCCCTCGTCGCCGACGTCATCCGCCGTATCCTCGCAGCCCTCAACCTCTCCCCCGCCCAGCAGGCCATGGTGCCGGAAATCGTCCCCCAACAGCTCCGCCTCCTTGCCGGAGGAAACGCATTGTAGATGTTAAACTGGCGCTTGGTAAAGGTCTCGGGGATTGGGGAGCGTTTTGGGGGCGATCATGCACGCAAGTCAGGTCATCACGGGTGGAAGTCACAGCACCGGCTCACCCGGCACAGTGTGCGGGAACTGCGAAGCCCCTTTGCGGGACGGGTTCACCCTCTGCCATGACTGCACCACACCCCTCGAAGACGACCTCCGCGCCGTCGCCGGGGTCTGGGAAGACGTCCTCGTGTCAGGTTCCCGCCTCGACGTCGGGGCACCCTCCGTAGGGTCATCAGGCGGCCACGCCGGCTCCCAGGAACCAGCGAACCTCGACGCGCTCGACAAAGCACAGACCCTCCGCATCATCCTTGGCGGCTGGGCAGCGCAGCTCCCCACCATCGACCCCCTCGGGGAACCCCCAGTCATCGCACAGTGGCTGCTCACGCAGATCCCGCTCGTCCGGAAGATGGACTGGGCGGCCACGCTGAAGGATGAGCTGCGGGAAGCGCTCAACGAATGCCGCTACGCCACCGACCGCAGCGCGGAACGCGTCAGCCTGGGCGAATGCGGCAGGACCGACGACGACGGCGAACCCTGTTACGGGACCATGATGTCCATCGTCGGCGGAAAGATCGCCAAATGCAGGACCTGCGGCGCCACAGACGGATCCCGGGAACGCCAGCAATGGCTCATCTCCGAGGCGTGGCACGTCCAAGCGTTCCTGCCCGACATCGCCCGCTGGCTCACCACCTCCGGCCACGCAAAGATCGACATCAAAAAAGCCCGCAACTGGGTCAACGCAGGCAAGCTGGAACCCGACGCCTGCGACCTGGGCACCCGCCGCGACCTCTACACCCCCGCCGCAGTCATCGCCGCATACCGGGAAACACCCACCGGCAGACGCGAGCAACTACCAAATGCCGCATAACGCTTGACAGTTGCCAAAATAATCCATAGCCTGTTCATGATGCGATTACTGGCTTTGGGGCTAACCACCGCAACACCGTGAGAACCCGCCTTCCCCCAACGAGGCGGGTTCTTTCGCGTCCAGGGGACGGGTCAACACGTGAACCACGGACACGTGAAGGCCGGCCGGGGCTCCTCTTTCAGGCCCTGCAATGGACGGACCTGCCCAAGAACGTCCCCCACAACTGAATAGCCCCGGAACACATGGCCGGGGAGGGCTGAACGAATACGCGGCTTAATTGCAGGCGTGCAGGAGTACATCAGGTTCGAGTCCTGACAGCCCACGAATGAGCATGGCCAGAAGAGTGGTGCCGGGCGACGTCATACGCACCCCGGATAAATGGCTCGGTCAGCAGCCCGCCATGCTCATCATCCGTACCGACCAGTTCCGCACCATGACGCTGGGGCGCATGCAGGGAACCATATGGCCGGTCACCAAACCGGGCACTGATCACACCAGCGGCTGAAACTGGCAGATCACCCTTTACCCAGCGCGGCGGCTGGGCAAGACCGCCGAAATGCCGGACCCCGCCACGGTGCACCACGGCGGGGCCTGGCACCAACGGACTAAGCCCGCTGGATCCTGTCCACACCCTTAGCTGCTGCGACAAACACAGTGACGCCTTCAGCGTCGTCAAAGTACCAGTAGTCATTCATGAGGGTCATTTCGTCAGCAGTAACCTGCTTCTCGCCCATTGTGCCTGGGTTGATCTTGAACGTAGCCATGGATATTCCTTTCGTGGGGTGCATTGTTGCACTACTTCCAAGCCTGCCAGATGGGTCCGACAGTAATGACCGTGACAGGAGTGCTCCGTGACTATCGACATGTGGGAGCACGCGGCCCGCATGTTCGAGCCCATCAAACACGAATGGGCTACCCCCGGTGCTCTCGCGAAAGCGATCGAGCCCACCACTATCCAAACCAAAGCACTCGATCTAATCGACGAGTACCTTGTCCGGGTGGAGTCCGGTGAGATTGACCGGCTGATCATCAACCTCCCCCCGCAGGAGGGTAAGTCCACCCGGGTTACGACAATTGGCCCGCTGTGGTTCCTCACTCGGAACAAGAACCGCCGTATCGCCATCGTGTCCTATGCTCAGGATCTCGCTGACGAGTTCGGCCGGAACATCCGCAATCACATCTCATCGAACAATGGTGAAGAGGACAGCCTGGACCTGGGCTTGAAGGTCGCACGGGACAACGGGGCAGCACGTCGCTGGCAGCTTGATGAAGCCCGCGGCGGTGTCCGTGCTGTCGGTATCCGTGGTGGCCTTACCGGCCGGCCAGTTGATGCCCTGTTCATCGATGACCCGATCAGCAACCTCGAGCAAGCGAACTCGAAGACGTACCGGGATCAGGCGTGGGGGTTCTGGCAGTCGGTGGGCATGACCCGTCTCGCCCCTGGTGCCCCTGTGATCCTTGTGCTGACCCGTTGGCACGCTGACGACCTCGCAGGCCGCCTGCTGGCCGCTGAGGACGCGCACAGGTGGACCGTGGTCAACATCCCCGCTGAGGCTGGCGACGATGACCCGCTAGGCCGCAAGCCCGGTGAATGGCTCGAATCAGCCCGTCAACGCACTGTGAAGCAGTGGGAACAGATCAAGGTGGCTGTTGGCCCTAAAGTCTGGCAGTCCCTCTACCAAGGCAACCCCACCCTTGATGAAGGCGGGGTCCTCCCCTCCACATGGACGCACTACGAGCAGCCTCTCTGGCTGGTTGACCACAACGGCGTCCACACCGTGCCCGGTATCGGGCGTGACGATCACGAGCTGGTTCAGTCCTGGGACCTCACGTTCAAGGGCGAAGACACCAGCGACTACGTGGTGGGTCAGGTCTGGCTCAGGGTGGGGAACACGGCGTACCTGTTGGATCAGGTCCGCCGGCGCATGAACTTCAACGAGACCTGCGAAGCGATCAAGACCATGTCCGCTAAGTGGCCACAAGCGTTGGCGAAGTTCGTGGAAGACAAAGCTAACGGCCCCGCCGTGATGAACGCCCTATCTTCGCAGATCATGGGCCTCATCCCGATCGAGCCAGAAGGCAGCAAGTACGCCCGTATCAGCGCCGTGTCACCACTGGCATGGTCCGGGAACGTGCAACTCCCCTCCGCGACACTCTGCCCCTGGGTGGAGAACTTCCTCCAAGAGGCACTGTCCTTCCCCTCCGGAGCGAACGACGACCAACTAGACGCCTTCTCCCAAGCCGTGAACCGCATCCTCCTCATGCCCCTCACCGAAGGCCTTGGAGACCAGATCGAACCGGACGAATACGAAGAAGCGGACCTGAGAGGGTACGCGATCACCCCGTACTGATTGGAGGGCCCAGTGCCTGGCATCATGGAAGCCCTTGGCCTGAAGAAGGCAACAGAGCAGGAACCCACCGTCGAAGCATGGCGGTTGGAAGACGCGGCCTACCGGCTGGAAACTGCAAACGAGAACCTCGCCCGACTGCAGCTCATGTACGAGGACACCGGGTGGGAATCCCTCTCCACCATTGGGCAGCGCGAGTTCACCCGTGAAGGGCTGACTCGCAACGCCGAGCTGTGCCGGGTGATGTTCGTCGCGAACCCACTCATGAAGCGCGGCCTAGGGATCCGGGCATCGTACGTCTTCGGGCAGGGTGTGGAGATCAACGCCCGCGCCACCGGCGACGAAGGTGAGCAGGACGTTGAGTCAGTCGTGCAAGCGTTTCTGGACGACGAGGGCAACCGTGACGCCGTAACCGGCGCTCAGGCCCGGATCTCGCTGGAGAACGACCTGGGCACCGACGGGAACGTGTTCCTCGCCCACTTCACGAACCCGCTCAACGGGCGCGTGAAGGTCCGTCCTCTCCCGTTCGATGAGATCGTGGAGATCATCTCCGAGCCTGGCGACAAAACCACGCCGTGGTTCTACCGTCGCCGCTGGGTGGAGACCACGCTCACGGACACGTTCGGTTCCCTGTCCCGCGAGTACGAGGCACTGTACCCCGCGCTGAAGTACCAGCCTCTGACCAAGCCGAAGTCCTTCAAGGGCGTTGAAGTGCGGTGGGAATCCCCCATCCTGCACGTAAAGGTCAACCCCTACGGCTCCAAGGTCTGGGGCGTTGGCGACGGGTTCGCCGCTCTCCCGTGGTGCCGGTCTTACAAGGAGTTCCTGGAGGACTGGGCGACGCTCTGCCGGGCGCTTTCCCGCATTGCGTTCCGTGCCTCATCCTCGAAGGCCAAGGCCTCCCAAGTGCAACGTGCCGGTTTGGAAGCGATCAACAAGCTCGGCGCCGGATCCTCGGTATCCCTTGGTGAAGGCCAGACACTGGAGGCCGTCCCCAAGACGGGCGCCACACTGGACTCCGAATCCGGCAGGCCACTCGCTGCCATGGCCGCCGCAGCGTTGGGCGTCAACGTCACCATCCTGCTGGCTGACCCCGGCATCACCGGGAACCGTGCCACTGCCGAAACCCTCGACCTCCCACAGCGACTCGAACTCATGGGCCGCCAAGAGGTCTGGGCGCAGGCATACCGCGCTTCGTGCGGGTACGTCATCGAACAAGCTGTCATCGCCCCCCGCGGTCCACTCATGGGAACTGTGGAGCGCGACGGCGACAGGCTTCTCGTTGACCTCGGCGAAACCGATCCCACGGTTGAAGTCATTTGGCCGGACCTCGAAGAAGTACCCGTCGACCTGCTCATGCAGGCACTGGAACGCGCTGACGGCATGGACGTCCTCCCTCCTGTGGAGAAGTTCAAGCTCGTGCTCCGCGCTCTCCGCGTCCGGGACATTGATGACCTGTTGGATTCCATGCTGGACGATGACGGGACCTTCATCCCGCCGTCAACTACAGCGGATGCCACGGCAGGGAATATTGCGGCTGGCGCTTTCCGTGACGGCAAAGACCCAGCAGAGGCACTGAAGTGATCGAACCAACACAGGTCATTGTTGCCTGCATCCTTGCAATATTGCTCGTGCTCGCGCTCATCTACCTTCCATAGGAGCTCACGTGGCGATCACTCAGGAAACTCTGCGGATCGTCGCTGACCTTCGAGTGCGCCTGGAGCGCATGACGGACGTGCAAACCCTCGCCCTTACGCGGGCGTGGGTGGAAGCGTGGGACGCTCTCGCCCCGGACTTCCAAGCCGCTGTCGTGGAACTGATGGCACAGGCCAGCAACGGTGTTGTTTCCCGCTCTGTGGTGGCGAAGAACATCCGGCTGCGGGACTCGTTGCAGGCTGCCAGGGCGATGTTGGACAGCCTCGCCGCGCAAACGAACACAATCGTCGTGAACGATGTGGGCGCCGCTGTGCTGGACGCGTTGGACACTCACTCCGCGCTGATCAGCTCGCAGCTGCCAGCGAACGCAGCACAGGTGGGGGTCTCCTTCACGAGGATGTCGCCCGAGGCTTTGGCGGCCATCGTGGAGCGCACCACCCAGCAGATCCACTCAACGACACGGCCGCTACCTGCCGACGTCGAGCGGATCATGAAGCGGGAACTCATCCGAGGCATCGCCGTGGGTGACAACCCGCGCCGGACAGCCTCCCGGATGATGGCGAAGGCTGAGGGCCGGTTTAATGGCGGCTTGACCCGGGCGCTCACAATCGCCCGGACAGAGACGCTGGACGCGCACCGTGCAGCCACCCAAGCGTCCGAGAAGGCCAACACGGACCTCCTCGCAGGGTGGGAATGGCACGCGTCACTCAACGCCCGCACATGCCCGTCCTGCTGGGCCAAGCATGGCACCCAGTACGAGAATGACGTGCCCGGCCCGCTGGACCACCAGAACGGCCGCTGCGCCCGCGTCACCCTGACAAAGACGTGGAAAGAGCTTGGCTTCAACATCAAAGAGCCGCCGTCCCTGACGGAGAACGCTGAAACAGTGTTCAACAACCTCACGCCGGACACCCAGAAGGCGATTATGGGCGGTCAGAGGCTGGAACTTCTTCAGTCAGGGCAGATCACGTGGGCGGATCTCTCCACGAAACACAGCACTGACGGCTGGCGGGACTCCTTCGGGGCAACCCCTGTGAAGGACTTGATCAGTCGCTGAGGCCCGGCTCGAACTGCACGGCCCCGCACCACTTGCACTTCACCTCAAGGGAACCGCCCGCGGCACGCAGGTGGATTACAGATGCTCTCCACTCATGCCCGGGGCACTCCCCAGGCATGCCCGCATTGTCGTTCCGGTCATCAAGGCCCACATACCCATTCTAGGAGGCTGTCAATGGCCAAGCTCATCACAGAGGCTGGCAAGCTCAGCGCCCCATCCAGCACGGGAAAGCTGATGATCACGCTCATCACGCCCGGCTGGGGATCTTCCGGCTACTACTCCGACAAAGTCCTCGAACAGGCAGCCAAAGACAAGGTGTTCCCCGAAGGCACCCAGATGCACATCGACCACATGTCATCCTCGGACGAGTACGAACGGCCCGCCGGATCACTCACCACCCTCGCCGCGGTCCTCGAAGAGGACGCCGTCTGGGATCCGAACTACGTTGACGCGGAGACCGGCAAGAAAGGCCGCCTCGCCGCGCCCGCGCTGCTTGGCTCCAAGTACCGGCCGGAAATCACCGAGTTTGCCAAGTACATCGGCACCTCGGTCGCCGTCGGCGTGGACATGAAAGCCGGAGAAGCAGAGGGACGGCGCGGGCAGATCATCGAAGCGATGTACCCACACAAGCTCAACCGCGTCGACTTCGTCACCGTCGCTGGACGAGGCGGAAAAATCGACAAGGTCATCGAAGCCTTCGCCACCAAGGCACACGAGGTCACAGCGAACGATCTCCGCAGCCAGCTCCGCGAACTCGTGCGAGGCGCCTACGGCGACGATCAGACCTATGTGTGGCTCGAAGACCACGACGACGCCAACGTGTGGTTCAGCCTTCAAGCCGAGGCGAAAGCCACTACATACCAAGTCGGCTACACCGTCACCGACGACGTCGCCGCCCTGAGCGGCGAATCCACCGAGGTCCGCAAAGTCACCCAGTACGTCCCCGTAACCCCCGCGGCTGAAGCCGCCACAGATTCCGCTCCGAACCCGGCAGCGGTAACCGAAAATCAGGAGGAAGCCACCATGGCAACCATTGATGACGCAGAGCTCAAGCAGCTCCGCGAAGCCGCCAGCCGGGCCACCGCGCTGGAAGCTGAGAACACCACCCTCAAGACGGACAACGCCAAGCTGGAAGGTGACAGCCGGAAGTCCGCCGCTGAGGCCATCGTCGCCGAGGCATTCGGTGACGTTGAGGCAAAGGTCACCCGAGCATCGCTCGTTACGGCCGCCCTGGCCGCTGAGACGTTCGACCCTGCCGCGCTCAAGGACACCGCCGTCGAGGCTGCAGCCGAGATTCGCGCAGCCCGCGGCGAAGGCAACGTTCACGGCGCCGGCCAGACCAACGCTCCCGGGAACGCCCAGGAAGCAGTCGCCACGGAGGTCGGGGACGCCGACATCCTCAAAGCCCTCAAGGGAGGCAACTAAGCCATGAAGAACCAGCGCTACACCCACGGCAAGCACATCGAAGTCACCTTCCCGTACGATCGCCTGTCCGGCGAACCCGTCCGCGTCGGCTCCATCTGCGGCGTCGCCGTGAAGGACACCAAAAGCGGCGAACGCGGCACCATCTGGCTCGACGGGTCCTACGACCTCACCGTCACCGGTGCCGTCGCCTCAGAGGGCCTTCCGGTGTACATCACCGCCGCCGGCGCGCTGAACGTCACCGCCACCGGCAACTACCGCTTCGGCACCGCCTTGGGCACCAAGTCCGCAGCCGCCGGCCCACTCGAAGTCGTACCCATCGGCTACACCGACCAGACCGCCGTCGGCGCGTAAGGAGAAACGTAATGAACGCACTGAATACTGGCGACATCCTCGCCAAGGAGGGTTTCCGCATCGCGCCCTCCGTAAAGGGCCGCATCCTCGAAGCAGCGAAGCTGTTCAACGAGGGTGTCGCGGGAAAGTCCGCGGGCGCCGAGTACCGCATGAAGGAAGCCTTTAGCACGTCCGACTTCCCCAAGCTTCTGGGCGCGGCCTTCCAGATCGAGGCACGCGATACCTACCAGAACACCGAACCCGAATGGCAGGCATTCGTCCCGGAGAAGAAAGTCAAGGACTTCCGCCCGGCCAAAAACGTCGATGTCTTTGGCGGTCGTGACGCATTCGACGACGTTGCCGAGGGTGAAGAGTACAAGGGCCGTTCCCTGAACGAGTCCGAGTTCACATTCTCCGCCGGCAAGACTGGTAACTTCTTCGCGCTGACCTTCGAAGCGCGGAAGAACAACGAGTACTACCAGCTGCTCGACTTCCCCGGCCGCTTCGGCACCGCAGCCCGCGCCACTGAAGACCGCAAGGTATTCGAGAAGTTCGTCGGAGCAACCGGCCCCATCGCGGAGTTCTTCGGGGGATCGGTCTCCAACAAGATCCTCAACGAGGCGAACCTTCTCGCCGCGTACAAGACCATCATCGCCCGCAAGAACGCTGACGGCCTGCCCGTCAACTTCAACGGACGTCCGATCACCCTGCTCATCCCCCAGTCGCTCCAGTTCGAAGCTGAGGCACTGATCAACGAGCCCCGCGTGGACGCAGGCGGCGGTACGTCAAAGAAGAACCCCCTGTTCGGTAAGTTCAACATCGTCGTGTCCTGGCGCCTGTCCGTCCTCGATGTCTCCGCCAACGCGGCCACGTCGTGGTACCTCTTCCCGCCCAAGGAATCTGACTTCGCCGCGCTCGGCAAGGTCACCATGGTCGGCGAAGAGACCGTGGACATCCGCGTCAAGCGCGATCAGGGCGAACGTGTGGACGGCGGCGCCATCGGCATCGAAGAAGGCTCCATCGATGACGACACCATCACCTACCGCGGCCGCCACATCACCGGCGGCGCCAAGCTTGACACCACGTTCGCGTACGCCTCCACCGGCACCACCGCGTAACAACGCACCACCACGGTGCCGGGGTGACAAACAGGGCTAATCAATCCCACCCCGGCACCACCCAAACTTCATAGGAGGCACCATGGCCATCGACTTCACAACGGACGAAGGCAAAGTCCGCCTCCTCATCGCCGATCTCGACGAGGCAGCACCAGTCCTCACCGACGACATCATCGGCGGGTACCTCGTACTGAACGATGACGCCGTCCTATTGGCCGCTGCTGACTCACTCGACGCCATCGCGACATCTGAGGTACTGCTGGCCAAGAAGATCCGCACACAGGATCTCTCCACTGATGGCCCAGCTGTGGCCGCCGAGTTGCGGGCCCAAGCTGCCCGCCTCCGGGAACGCCACGCCGAAGACAACGGGACGGGCGCTTGGTTCGACGTCGTCGGCTATCGCCCTGCCCCTCACGCCGAGGGCGAGGAGTACCGCTGGTGAGCCCGCTTCCTGGTTACAAGGTCATTCCTCCCCGCTGGGCTGAACACCACCGCCCCGTAGCAAACTCCACCATGACGGCGCCGTGTGTGATCAAACGCATCCATGATGGGCCGCCACCGTTCCCCCTACCGGAGGACTGGTCGAACGATCAGCCCATCCACACCACGGTGTGCCGGGTGCAGGAACTCAAACGCGAGGGTGGAGGCACACCAGGTGAGCAGCCCACCACGGAACGCCAGTACCTGATCACGCTTCCCATCGAGGGCCTTCCAGATCTCCGCTCAGGCGAGCAAGGCGACGTCGTCCACACCATCGGACGGCAGCTTCGCATCATCCAAGTCATGTTCGGCTCCCTCGAATGGGAACGCGACCTGATCTGCGTGGACAACCAAACCCAGCAGAACCCCGACTAGGAGGCCGCCATGGGCACAGACGCATCGGAACTCCGGAAACTGGCCGCCGACATCGGCAAGGGCATCAGGGAAACCGGCCCACGGGCGCAGGTTGTGGTTCGGAAAACCGCCATTGACGGGGTCCGGATCGCCAAGAACAAAGTCCCTGTGGACACCGGCAACCTCAAATCCACCATCGGGCACAGTGACCTCCGCACCGTAGGCCAATCCGGCACTATCGGCGCGGAGTTCGGCCCCACAGCCGAATACGGGCCCTATGTGGAGTTGGGCACGTCCCGGATGGCGCCGCAACCGTTCATGGGGCCAGCCGCTGACGAGATCGCCGGCCCGTTCGAGCAAGCCATGGCCCAGCTCGGCGCGGAGGTGCTGCGTGGCTGACATCAACGCACTGGTCGCAGAAGTAACAGCGGTCGAGAACGAGATCACCGGCACCACGAACTACGACGGGCACGTGCCCAGCAAGCTCCCGGAAGCGGGCGGGTACGTCCTCCCCTACTTCGTGAACTGGTTCGGCACCGGCGGCAGCCCCGACGAAGTCACCTCAGACGGGAAGCAGCCCTCGGACTCTCTGATCTGGGACTTCCAAATCACTGCAGTGGCCTCAAACCCTGCCGCGTGCCGTGCCGTGGCCCAGGCGCTCAAGCAGAAGCTCCGGAACCGGCGGATCGGTAAAGGCACGCTGCGGCTCAACCCCGACGGCTTCCAGCAGCAAGCCCCAATTCTGGACACCCAAACCACCCCCGCAAGGTTCATGCTGCCTATCCCATGGCGGCTCATCACTGATTAGGAGAACGCCTCATGGCTAAGGACGGTTTCGTCACAGCAGTGCCCCCGAACGGCGGCGAGAAGCGGCGCGTGCCTGAGCACTACCTGCTTCCCCCGTTCAACTACAAGCTCCCGCCCTCCACAAAGAGGGTCCGGGAACCGGCCGCCCCGGCCACCATCCACGTACAGGAACCGGCCGAGCCGGGAACAGATAAGGAGGTCACGGAATGAGGAGTTCTGCTGACGGCAAGAAAAAGTGGGCAATGCTCACGGAGAAGCCCGCCGCGGCTTCCGGCATCCCCGATGAGGACGAGCTGAACGCGGGAATCGACTTCTCCTGCGTTGTGCTGGAGTCGGACATCAACTGGACGCCAACCGCGTCAGACACCGTGAATGAGAAGACGTCCTGCCAGGTCGGCAACTCGTCCTCGTTCGGCGCGTCGAACTTCGACACGGCGCTGACGTTCATGCGCGAGTACCTCGAAGCCGGAGGCCCCGACACGGTCGCTGGTGACAAGGCCTACGAAGCTGTCCGCGTCAAGGGATCAGAGGTGTGGATCTACATGCGCGAGTCCGACAAGCTCTCCACCGAACCGTGGGAAGCCGGCGACATCATCGAACTCGGCGGCAAGGTCCGCTCCGACAACCCTGCACGCGTGAACAACGAGGGCGACATCAAGCGCCGGATCTCGTTCGCACCCCAGGACATGATCGTCGAAAAGGCCGTCCTCGCGGCCACACCGTAACAAGCTGCCGTGGTGCGCGTGATTCAGGCTCCGCGCACCACGGCCCCCAAAACACTCCCAGAGCCTGCCCACCCCACCAACTTAGGAGCCTGAACCCCTATGACTGCTGCACCTGAAACCTTCGACGTCGAGGCTTGGATCCAGGACGCGAACCTGCCCCGCGAATCCGCCACGGTCTACAAGCGTGCTGACGTGATCTCGAAGCTGACTGCGCTCAAACACAAGATCAGTCTTGCCCGCGCTTCTGACAGTGGTGAACGAACCTCCGGCGGGAAGTCGGAGCTGCAGAAGCTGGAAGACGAGTACGTTCGGCTTCTGACCGTGTTCTCTGAATCGGCCATCACCGTGCACGTCCGGGCGCTTTCCCGTCAGGAACTCAGCGATCTCCGTGAGGCGCATGAGAAGGCGGTCGAGGCCAAGGAAATCACTGGCAAAGAGTCGAACGAGACCTTCGGTTACGATCTCCTGTCCACGGCAATTGTCGCCGTCGAACCCGCGGGAAAGCCCGAACAGCCCGCCACGTTCACCCCGGCACAGGTCAGGGCCCTGGAGGAGGCCATCGGCGCTACGCAGCTTGTCGCGATCCTTGAAGCACGTCAGACCGCACAGAACCAGCTCCCCGCCGTGGACGCCGATTTTTTGCACAAGCCCTATGGCACCAGCGCAGGTTCGCAGGGATAGTCCAAGTCCTCCGCGCTGCCAGGGCACACGGCAAACCCCCCTCGCACTGGTTCACCAGCAACCGCGGTGACTGGCTGGAAATGGACTACGTCCTAACGCTCGCCCTGCAGGTCTATGAGGACGGACTGTGCGCCTGCGGGCAGCCCACCATCCTCGCGCACCACCAGCAGAACGACGGCTGGTACGACGCGAAGAAGATCCAGTGCCACTCCTGCGCCGCCCGGGAACGGGCCACCACGGGGAACGGCACCGAACAATACGTCCCGCAACCCGGCGAAAAGGTCTACACGATCTACAGCCGCCCGGCTAACAAGCCCCTCTTGAAGGCGGGCCCATAACTTCATAGGAGGCCTAAGTGTCCGAGCGTTCGGTTGTTGTACGGCTCGAAGCTGAGGTCTCGAAGTTCGTCCGTGGCCAGGAACAGGCCAAGAAGGCTACCGAGGAAACAGCCAAGGCCCAAGATGCCCTGGGCAAAGCTGTTGATGAGGCCGCCAGCAAGTCCGCCAAGGGATCCGAGAAGGTTGCCGAGGGTAACCGGAAGCAGTCGCAGTCCTCAGAGGAGGCCGCGAAGTCATCCAAGAAATCCGAGGAAGCTTCCAAAGCTGACGCTGAAGCGAAGCGGAAGCAGGCCGACGCTGCCGAGACCGTTGGGAAGGGCCTGACCCTTTTCGGCACCTCCACCGTGGCCGCGTTGGGTGCGTCCGCGAAGGCTGCGATGGACTGGGAATCCGCCTGGGCTGGCGTCACGAAAACCGTAGACGGCTCCCCGGCTCAAATGGCAGAACTGGAGGGCGGCCTCCGGAACCTCGCAAGGACCCTCCCCTCAACGCACACCGAGATCGCCGCCGTCGCTGAAGCTGCCGGGCAGTTAGGTGTGAAGCGTCAGGACATCCTCGCCTTCACGAAGACCATGGTGGACCTCGGTGAAACAACCAACCTGACCGCTGAAGAGGCGGCAACGGATATAGCCCAGATCGCCAACGTTATGGGCACCACGGGTGACGAGATCGATAACTTCGGCGCCACCCTGGTGGCCCTCGGCAACGACGGCGCGTCTACGGAGAAGGACATCCTTTCCATGGCGCAGCGCATCGCTGGTGCCGGGAAGCTGGTGGGCGCGACGGAAGCGGACGTGCTCGCACTGTCCAACACTCTGGCCTCCATGGGCGTCAAGGCTGAACTCGGCGGCGGCGTAATGACCCGTGTGCTGCTGAAGATGTATTCCGCAGTGCAAGGCGGCGGGGCGAAGCTTGACGCGTTTGCCAAAGCGGCAGGGACCACGGCTGAGGACTTCGCAAAGAAGTTCTCCACCAGCCCCGTTCAGGCACTTGACCTCGTGACCAAGGGCATGGCCCGGGTCAAGGGGGAAGGCGGCAACGTCGTAGCCATCATGTCCGAGATGGGCATGAAGGGCACCGAAGAAATGCAGGTCATGCTGTCCCTCGCTGGCGCCGGCGACCTGCTCTCAAAGTCCCTGACCCTTGGCTCCAAGGCGTGGGAAGAGAACACCGCACTCCTCAACGAGGCGTCCAAGCGGTACGCTACGACCGAATCTAAGGTCAAAGTTGCGTGGAACAACATCAAAGATGCCGCTATCGACGCCGGGGCGGTCATTCTCCCGGCAATCAGCGGCATAGCTGAGAGTGTTTCAGGTCTCGCGAAGGGCTTCGGAGATCTCCCCGCACCATTGCAGGGCGCCATCACGGGCCTGGGCGGTGTGGTTGGGGCGGCCGCCCTGGCTGGTGGTGGTCTCATGCTGCTCCTGCCCAAGGCACGGGACACGATCTCGGCTTTCAAGGAGCTCGACACCCGCGCTGACGGCAGCAGCCGAGGGCTGGGGAAGCTGGGCAAGGCGGCCGGTATCGCTGCCGGTGCTTTCGTGGGCTTCGAAATCATCAAGTCTGTGCACAACAGCATGCAGACCGGAGCGAAGTCCACTGAGGAACTAACCCAGTCCCTCATCAAGCTGTCGCAGCAGGGTGACAGTCTCGACACCATTTTCAAGGACATCGGCACAGCAGAGTTTGAGGGCCAGATCGGCAGCGCCGGGCAGGCATTGAACAAGCTGGTCAATCAGGACTTCAACAGTGCCGTCGAGTCTTTCGGCGCCACTGCTCTGGGTGTTGATAATGGCATGGCCAAAATTAGCGCCGCGTTCAAGAAAACTGATGAAGCCATTGCCGGTGCCGCCACTAGCGGCAACACCGAACTGGCAGTCAGAGGGTTCAAGGCGGTCGCGGACTCGGCAAAGGAACACGGTGTTTCGCTGGAGGAAGTCGGGAAGAGATTCCCGAACTACCTCAACGCGCTGCGGGCACAGGCGAACCAAGCCAAAGTAACCGTCTCTGAGACGGAGCTACTGAATTGGGCGATGGGTGAAGTCCCACCGGCCATGAAAGCGGCGGCAGCAGCGTCCGGGGAAACAGCCGAGAAGCTTATCGAGGTCAAGGGCGCGGCCGGTCAGACGATCCCGATCACCGAGGACATTGCGAAAGCGTTGGAAGAGATCGGGCTCAACGCTGACGGGTCCATCGTCAGCCTGGACAAGTTCACGCAGGCGCTGCTCAACACTGGCATGCTGCAGCTCTCGGCAAGGGACGCTGCCCGCGGCTGGTCACAGGCACTCCTGGATCTCGGTCTCAAGGCTGATGGTACCGGCGGCAGCATCGGTGCGCTTGGCGCAGCCTTTGACAACACCACCGAGCAGGGCATCAAGAACCAAGCGATGTTTGACGGTGTCGCGCAGGCGGGTATCCGGAACGTCGAGGCGATGGCGAAGAACAAGGCCAGCAACGAGGAAGTCCAGGGCGCTCTGAAGGGCACCTATGACGGGCTCATCGCGGCCGCTGGACAGTTCGGCATCACCGGTGAAGCAGCAGTTGATCTGGCTCGCGAGGTGCTGGGGGTTCCGCCTGGCGTCAGCATCGATTCGTGGATGGATGACGAAGCGAAGCGTATGGCTCAGGCAACAACCGGCGAGCTGAACAAGATCGACGGGCGCGTGGTCCGGACGTACACGTTGCACGAAGAGAAGACGATCAAGAGCGTTGAGTACCAGATCAAGCAGCAGGGCATGCAGGACACACCATCTGACACGGCGTTCCGGCCGGGTACGTTCGCCCCGGCACGTGCTGGAGGCGGCGATCTGGACATGGCCCCCGGACCTAAGGGGCAGGACTCGCAACTGTTCTGGGGCGCCAAGGGTGAGCACGTGTTCACTGACCGGGAAGTGGATCTCATGGGCGGCCAGCAGGCCGTCTACCAGTTCAGGGCAGATCTCCGGGCAGGGAACATCCCCCGGCACCAGAACGGCGGGACCGTGGGCTCCGTCGGGACTGTGGCGGCGCCATCGTCTTTCGGTGGCGGATCCTCCACCTCGGTGGAAATCAAGCTTGAGGTCAACGGCACTACCGCACCGCGGGAAGTAGCCGATGAGGCCATGGGAATTTTGCGCGGGGAACTGATGAAACAGGGGGTGAAACTCGGTGGCAGGTGAGCACATCACGTGGGGTGCACGCACCCTCTCCGGAACGGATCGCTTCGGCCGCTGGGTGGTCACCGATGGTTTGGAAAACTGGTGGGGTTCGCCGGACACCCGAGGGGAAACCGAAGACTTCCCCGACGGTGACGGCGAACTTGTCCTGCCCGTGTACAACCAGGCGCGGCTGCTGACCCTTCAGGGACATCTGCACACCAGCAGCCACGACCTCATGCACGAGGCTGGGCACTTCCTCAGCAGCTCCATCTTTGGGCGGTTCAAAGTGCAGGGCCACGGCCCCACGCTCTGGTCTGATGCCCGGAGGAACAGCGGGCTTATCTTCAACCCCGTTACGGACGTGTTCGCCCAGTGGCAGGTCCGGTTCAAGTTCAACGATCCCCGCAAGTACGGGGACACGAGAACATGGACGGCCACGACCAGCACCCCGGCAAGCAACATCTTCCACAGGGGCAACTACAACGCCACCGCCCGGTTCGTGGTCACCGGGTCCATGCCGGCCGGTTACCGCCTCACCATCAAAGGTGTCGTTTTCACGGTTACCCGGCCACTGGTCTCGGGGCAACCGCACGCGATCGACTTCGGCACCGGACGCCTGCGCGTCAACGGGGTCATCGTGCCAGGCGGGCTTGGGTGGGGATTCAAACCACCCATCACCCCTGGTGTTGCCACGGCGCTGGCCATCGAACCGATCACTACGGGCACCGGGTCGGCAACCCTCACCCTGACTGACACGTACATCTAGGAGGCGCCCCATGTGGAAGTTCTACTCAGTGAGCACTTCTACATGGGGCGACAAGATCGAACTCCCGGCGCTTTCCTTCACAGGTGGCCGGCGCCTCAACGGCGGCTCCCAAGGTCACGCCAAGTTCAACATCAAAGACCCGAACACCGCGGAAGTCCTTACCAAGGCGGCCTTGATGCCGTGGGAGCGGATGCTGGTGGCGCAGTGGGAAGGTGAAGCCGTCTACGCCGGATTCATCACCAACGTCCGCGAAGTGAACGGCGTCATCACCGTCCGGCACAAAGACCTGTGGGCGCTGTGGGAACACCGGCACGTCCTGACTGTGCGGGGCGACGGCGACCAGTCCGCTCCCCCGATCACATGGACAAACAAGACTTTGGCCACTCACGCGAACCTTGTGGTGAACCGGGGCATGACTGGTTCCCCCGCTGCACGGTACGACTTGCCGCTGATCATGAACGCCGACGTCGTGGGCCCATACACCCAGACTTGGTACGGGTACAAGTTCACGAAGGTCATCGATGCTCTCAATGAGCTGATGAACACTGACGGCGGCCCGGACGTTGACTTCGACCCCCAGTGGGACAACAGCACGGAGACGTTCCGTTGGGTAATGCGCTCCGGCGCCCTCACCCAAGGGGAGTGGGAATGGGACGCCACCGCCCCGGAAACCGAAGTGCGGGACCTTGACTTGGAAACAGACGCTGAGGACCTCACAAACCGGATGATCGGCACCGGCGAAGGCTCCGAACGGTCACTGCTGGTCCGCAACAACGACTCCTTCACAGGCAGCGGCCCAGCTCTGGAACGGGTAGAAGCATACGACGAACCGGACGGGACGAAGCTGCAGGCCAGAGTGAACGCAGACCTTGCAGCGTCCGATGGGTACACGCAACAGATCAGCTTCAAAATCCCTGCCACCGGAGAGGTGCCAATCAAAGATCTGCTGCCGGGCGGCACGATCAACCTCCAATCCACCGGGCTCTTGTTCCTCGACCAGGGCTGGCACAAATGGCGTCTGATCGGGTTCACCTTCGACAAGAACTGGACCACGATGCAGATGCAGCAGATAGGCGGCTGAAGTGGGACAGATTAGAGACCTCAGCCAAGGTAACCTAGACAAAATCTGGGATGCCATCCGAAGGCTCCAGTACGCGACCAACCAGAACGCCATGGCCATCGGGCGTGGCGGGCTCAACGTCTACGGCGGCGGCGGGATCGTCATCGAAAACGGCGGGCTCTACGTCACAGGGTCCGCAACAATCTCCGGTCTGCTGGAAGCTTCGGGCACCATCAACATGACGGGCACCTTCACCGCCACCGGAACAGTCCGGCTCAGCGGCCAAACGGACGTCTGGGGACCATTGATTGTCACCGGAGACACCGACCTAGACGGAACAACTTCTGTCACCGGAAACTTCACAGTGACCGGCCCTACAGCGTTGAACGGCGTCACCACCATCGCCGGCAACGTGACATCCACTGGCGACTTCATCATCAACGGGCCAACAGATCTGAACGGACCCACTGACATCACGGGAGACACCACCGTTACCGGCGACTTCACGGTAACCGGGCCCATGAAAACCACGGGCACTCTCTCCGTGGAAGGGGTCACCACGCTAAAGAATGATCTGAACGTGACAACGGGCAAGGTCAAAGCGGGTGGCGTCACCATCGATCCTGGCTTCCTGAGCGGCAGTGTCCGCTTCGCCAATGGCACTTACCTAGCAGCCAGCCCCAACGGCGCGCAGCTCACGAGCGCCTTCGGCGGCGCTGTCACCATCGGCAACAATCAAGCAGACCTCACGGGCGGAGGCAACTCGTTCATCGTGAATGGCGTTGGGTTCTATATAAACGGGTCACTTCCGGAAACCACGGAACCGGGCAACCTGTATATCAGCCCTGGCGGCAGACTCTACAAGTCCACAGCCTAAGCGCAGACGGTTTCCTTCGCAGCCTCACCCAGCGCTGCGAGAGATTCTCCGTTGCTGGCCAGTAGGTCCTCTGTCGTGAAACCGCCAGAGTAGTGCTCGCAAAGATCGCGTCCGATCGAAGCCAATGAAGCTGCAGAAAGCATGCCGTATTGCGGAACAGACGACGCACGCTCTTTGAAAGCCTGTACCTCAGATTCGTTGAAGCGGACAGTGCTGGCGTCAAACGGCGCCCCAGCTTTGGTTACCCATTGCTGAGTGGGAGCGGCCGCGGCCGCCGTGCTTCCAACGAACGCCAAGGCGAGAGCCAGCGTAATTCCCCCAAGTTTTCTCATGCCCAAACTTTAATCGCCGTCAGGCCAAATTAAAACCTTGAAGGTGGATCCAGTGGATAAAGACGATATTCAGATGCTCCATGACAGCATCCACGCCGAGTACCGGACTGCGCTTGCCGAAGCTCAATGGGCACTAGCTCATGCCAACGCACGAGAGAAGGTCAAGGACCGCCGTATCAGCGAGCTCCTGGGCCTGCTCGACACGGTGACCGATCCCGCAGCCTGAAGCCAAACTCAATACTCACCCAAGGCCCTGCACCCCGGGGCCTTTTCCATGCCAGGAGGCACCATGCCAGCAGTGACCGGCAACCTTACCGACGTCGGGGGTGGGCACCTCGTTGGGAAGATCCCTGAGATTCACTTCACGCTGAACGCGCCAAACGCGAAAGCCGGGGTGATGCTCCCGACCGAGCCCAAGACGGTTCAGCCAGCCTCAGACGGCGCCTTCACGGTCAATCTTGAGTCAACCACGGACATGCTGGACGACGCCTGGTACACCCTTTCCATTCAGTGGCTGGATGCTGCCGGAAACTACGTCAAAGCGGACTTCCCGGACTGGCAGCTACAGGTTCCTTCTGGTGGTGGATCATTCCACAACCTCTTCGGGAAGCCGCCCAAGAACCAGCGAATGGTTTACGTCTCCCTGACGCCTCCGGACAACCCTCGGCCCCTCACTCTCTGGCTGAAAGCGAACCCAGCCAATGACCTCGACCCCCAGAACACCTGGGACCTAAGCGAATGGAGGAATGGCTGATGGCAGGCTCATGGGTTTTTCTGGCCAACCTCAAGGGCATTAAGGGTGATCTGGGTACGTGGTTGCAGGGTGTCCTGCCCGATGAATCGAACCTGAACAGCATCAACGGCACCAACCATGTGGGCCTCTGGTATGTACCGGTCACCGGTGTGCCGACGATGACGAACCTTCCCCCGTACTCCGGATCAGCCAACGCCACTTTGGTTGTTGAGCGAGGCCCGGCCAGTTACGGGTTCACCACCCAGACATACACGGTGATGGGGGCTGTCCCGGCCAGGTGGTGGCGGCAGATGCTCACCGGCTCCACGTGGTCTGTGTGGAAGCGTCTGGACAACGCCTCAACCCTGCTGGCCGATGCCACAGACTTTGACACGCTCTCCGGGTACGACAAGACCGGAAGTTACTACATCAGCAGCGGCACGTCAGCTGCCACGATGATCAATAAACCGGCCGGGTCCGCCAATGGCGCGTCCTTGCTGGTGGTCCGCGGCGGCCACGCCCCAAGCTTCGGGTTCACGGAGCAGGTATTCACGGTCCTTTCGACCCCACAGCGGTGGTGGAGGACTCTCATCTCTGCCGGTGTGTGGTCCGATTGGGACCGCATTGACGGAGCCGGCGCTTTTGTCCTCAACAGCGGACACTACGGCACCCCGAACGCGGCTCTGATTGATGACTTCAAAGCCCGTCACCCGGTCACGTCCACGGGCGGCAGAGGCGCGGTGACCTTCCGCTTCGACCACGGCCTCACGTACCTAAAGAGCACGATCATTCCCATGCTGAACTCAGGCGGCCGGAACTGGAAGTGCCTGATCGCGATGAACTCCCGCAACTGGACCAAAACCGAGAACAACGGTATGACCCAGGCGGAACTCACGGCACTGATTGATGACGGACACGAGGTTGCAAACCACGGCGCGGACGGCAACGGCGATGGCACCACCCATAAAGAAATGGACACCAAGGCCGCGATCTGGGACCAGATCGTGGTGGGCAAGCAGGAGCTTGAAGCCCAGCTCGGCCGGACCATTGAGCGGTTCGTCATCCCCGGCACGGTCAACGGCATGGGCGGGTTCACCACCGGCCCCAGCATGGACGTCTACTCAAGCACCTACGCCGGGTCCGTGATCATGGCGTTCCACGCCGTGTTCTCCGGAGCGTTCCCGAACACCCGGTTCCGGGCGTTGGATGGTCGCCTCAAGCAGGGCCAGGCGTACTACAACATCGAGTCCCAAACAGTGTCCTCGATAAAGGCCCAGATCGACATCGCAGTGTCCAACAAAACCGCGCTGGAGATCATGCTGCACCCCCGCAACATCGACCAGCCCGGGTTCCTGTCCCTAGCGGGCCTCACGGAAGTGTTCGCCTACATCGACTCCAAGGTGTCCGCCAACCAGCTCGTAGTGCTTGGCAACAGCCAAGCACTCATGGCAACGACCGGCCCTGTGGGAACGGAGCTCATCCGATGATCGACGGAATACCCGCGGTGGTCGGGCTGGCTTCTCCCGTGGCCGCGACCATCGCCGTCTTCTACCTCGTGTTCAGAGGCACCTTGTGGACAAGGACGGCACATATGGACGTCGTCCGTGTCCTCGAAGCACAGGTTGTCGCGCTGACCACGGACCGAAATAACTGGCATTCAGCGGCCACTCTCGCGAACCAGACCAACAGCGAACTTGCCAAGGCGAACAGCGAGTTTATAGAGAACGCCAAGTTCTCCACGCATGTCATGTCCGCCCTGCAAAACGTGGCAGGGGGTGCACCCCATGTTGTTCAGGAAACTACGCGATAAAGCCGCCGAACGGATGGAACTCCCGCAGCTCGAACCTGTGGACCACAGCTTGGCTGAAGCAGCTATTGAGTCCGCTGTGGACACGCATCTTGCAGCTCAGGAGCAGATTCACGAGGCCAAGAAGGTCGTGTCTGAGCTTCGTCAAGTGAACATCCGGAACGGTTTCGCTCCTGCGATCGCCGCATCTATCCAATACCGAAACGGAGGTACCCAGTGGAGGCCATCTACATAGCCTATGTCGCTGGATCATTCTGGGTTGCCCTGCCACTCATTTACTGGGGTACGGCCCCGGATTGGTGGAGGTCCCGGACTGGCCGCGCACTCATGACCTTGTTCACCAGCCTTGCTCTCGTGTTCATCCTCATCGTGTCCAGCAGCATTTGGGGTCCTTACCCGCTCCGTGAGGCAGCCCGGTATGTGGTTTACAGCTGGGCCGCCCTGGCCGCCATCCGGATTGCCGCATTGCTGTTTCAACTCCGGCTGGGCGCCAACTGGAACTCTGACAAGAAGGAACGCTGATGGGCAAGTACGCATATCCTCTCGAATCCAAGTGGCCGATTTCCTTCGTGGCCGGGATCGTCCGCTCGTTCGCCTCGGCCCCTGGCGGCGTGAACCCTGTCGGGGGGCATACGGGCGAGGACCGGGCCGCGCCCAGCGGAACACCGGTCTACGCCCCTACTGACGGCTATATCGAGTTCGAGCAGTTCTGGCTGACGCTGGATGGCTCAGACAACCCCTGGCTTATGACAGCAGGGGGCGGCCTCACGGTCGGACTACAGGCCGATGGCGGCGGCCCGCTCTTCATCATGGCGCACCTCTCCGCGACCCTGATCAACCGGGGCCAGCGTGTACGCAAGGGCCAGCTCATCGCCCTCACAGGCAACTCCGGGATCTGGACCACTGGAGCCCACCTTCATTTCGAAGTGATCCCTCCCCACCCGAACTACAACAACGGCACATATGGGCGCGTCAACCCGGCGCTCTACTGCACCGAATATCCAGATCAAGTGGCCGACACCTCCCTTGGCCCGGCCGGAACCATCACCACAACTCCCCAGGAGGACGATATGCCCGATATGCACACGTTCCTAACCACCGCAGCCTTCACGGGCGGCCCTACCATCTCCGAACTATTCGTTGACGTCAAGGCCGCATGCAAAAAGGTGGATGCCATCCACGAGGCGATCTTCAACAACGAGGGGACCAACAAGTCCATCATCGGCGGCGAGTCGTTGCCCAGCCTCACCAACAAGAACGACCTGAAGATTCTTGATCGCTTGGAGGACGTCATCACGGCCATCGAATCTCAGGGAAAGGCGTAAGCGATGTTCACGTCCATTCTCCGCACCATTGTCCCGGCCCTGTGGGGTTCTTTCATCGCGTGGGCCATCGGGCTCCTGCCGGTCCTTGAGCCGCACCGTGAGGCGCTGCTGGAGTACGGCACGCCCCTGTCCGCGATCATCGCGGCCGTCCTGATCGCTTCCTGGTACGCGTTCTGGCGGTGGCTGGAACCGCGCCTGCCTGACTGGCTCACTCGTGCTGTTCTCGGGTCTGCCAAGGCGCCCGTCTACGAGGGCAAGCACGCAGCCAAATAACCCCCACCATTCAGGGGCGGACCATCAACGGTCCGCCCCTTCGCTTTTAAGGAGGCCCCTGTGGCTGTCGAAGGTATTCCGGGCCTGATCCGTTGGGCGCCGTTCACATCATTCAAGGCTGGTGAACGGTTCGCGGCCCCTAACGGCGACATCGTTACAGCCAACGTCGACTTCACGTCCGGGGCCACCTACAGCGCCACTGACGTGACCGCCTCCGCGCAGGACGGCCGCATCGGCGCGCTGGAGGTCCTGGGTGGCATCAGCCCGGGCAACACCTCAGATGCGGCTGTTTCTGGCCTGCTGAACTCGGACACGAACACTCGCATTGCCTTGGACGCCCGGTATGTGAATGAGGGCACACCGGTTTCCAACTCTGAAATCGCGGGCTTAGTCACAGGCGCGGGCGCAACCCGTGACGCCCTTGATGCAAGGTACGTCAACGAGGGCACGCCTGTCTCCAATGCCGAGATTGCTGGCCTTGTTACTGGGGCGGGTGCCACTCAGGCTGCCCTCGATGCTCGGTTTCAGCAGAACATCCCATTGACGACCACCCTCAACTTCTACCTGTCGCCAACTGGCAGCGACGCAAACGATGGCCTGACTGCTGGAAGTCCGAAGCAAACGTTCCAAGCGGTATTCGACATGATCAAGGCATACGCCACCTACGTCGGCGGGCAGATCTTCATCAACGCAGCAGCTGGAACATACCCGATGGGCAACGGGCAGCAGTCACTGTCGGCTCGAACAGCGAACCGTGTCGTTGTTCGTGGGCCCTCAGTGAGCGGCGGCGTGCCAACAGCGATAATCGATGGCGCGGGAGGTGGCGACTACCAGCATGGCCTCTCCGCACAGGGCATCGCCGTCCGAGTAGAGTTCCGGGATCTGAAGTTCATCAACTTCAACGGCGACCCCGCCGGCAGCACCCGTTCAGCGTGCCTGGGGGAACAAGAGGCTGACCTCTACACCAACAACGTGCACGTCAACGGTGCATCGTGGGCCGGGGTGTACGCGTTCAACACCGTCCGTGCGCGCATCTACGGTGGCATCATCGAAAACTGCCGGGACGGCGTAGCGGTAAACGACACAGATGCCACAGTGGGGCAGTCCAGTGCGCCTATCTCGATCAAGAACTGCACCGAGTTCGGCGTCTACTGGTCCCGAGGCTCGCAGGGACACGTGGACTACGCCACGATCCAGGATTGCTCCACAGCGCTTATGATCGACGCAAGCTCCCGGGTTGACACAGTAGCGGTGAACTTCAAACGCAACAACGTCGCCATCTCCACACGCACAGGAGGCGTGTACAACGAAGGCGGCTCCCCCAACGTCTATAACGACGGTACCGCCGACGCGAACATTACGAACTTCAACTTCATGGCATACTCCGGGAAGGGTGACGAGCTTGGGGCTTCGCGTTCATGGTCCTCACCGGCCTATGACAGAGTCCTCAGGACGGTCACAGGTACGACATCGCTGACTCCCATAAACGCGACCTTGTGGACCGTCCCTGCTCGACGCTTGCAAGGCGTGGGAAAGCGTCTTCGCATCCACGCCTACGGCATTCACACTGTCACTGCTGGCTCGTCCTACACGATCACTGTTGGTGGCATGTCCCTGACACTCAGCGTCCCAGCAGCGGCGGCCGGCCTCAGTTTCGAGATTGACGCTGAGCTACATGAAGTCCAGGGTGGCTATCGGATGTTCGGAAAGATCAGCCAAGGCGTGTCTGCATCCCGTCAAGGTAATGCCTCAACGGGATTCGTGAACAGCGTTGATAACGCCATCGGTATCAGCGTCACGCCTGCCAACGCTGCAGATACTACGAGCATCTACAGCACAGACATATACGTTATGGGATAGCCAAAAGAAGCCCGGAACCTACTGGTTCCGGGCTTCTTTTACTTTTGCACTTCAGCATCCATAGGCTAAGCGTCCGGCTTATAGGTGTGTAAGCGACCGGCGGCCTGAGGAAATGCGTCCTCCCACATTTCAGTCAGGACTGGGTACTGTTCCATATCCTGGTAGATGCGTGCAAGCTGCCCTTCGCGCCCCTGTGCAAGCTGGTAAAGGGCGGTGTCTTGATTGACGGACCTGACCCAGATGTGGCTGAACTTGCGACTGTCCAGGATGACAGGATTGGCCCTGTCGGATCGGTTGTGGGACGTTCCGACCGGAGCGCTAAGGCTTCCATCCCTGTTGTATCGGCAGATGCTCAGGTGTCCCTTGCTGTGCAATGGGTAGACGGCGTCACGGGCGTAGAAGAACTCGCCGTTCTCGTAGAGGGCCGTAACGCCCCGGGCGAGGGTGACGACGTATCCGACGTGGGCTTCAGTGAGGTACTGAGCCATCTGGTCGAAGTAGTCCGCTGACAGGATGTCGTCATCGTCAAGGCGCATAGACCCGAATACGGTATCGATAGGGAGCCCAGCCTCAAGCATGAGTGCCCGCGCAGCCTTTGCGGTATTCAACCCTCCGCCGCCGGCTGGGACTTTGTCCAGCAGGACAAAAGGAAACTGCGCCGCGGCAGCCTCCATCTGGTCTTGGTACCGTCTTGGGAGGCTATCCGAGTAGGAAACCACGTGCCGGAACAGCACGTCGCTTGCCTTCGCTGCGTAGGCGAGCATCGGAAGCGTGTAATTGAAGAAAATGTCCGCACGCGGCTCCATGCGCTCATCAGAGAACAGGTGCTCCAGGTACTCAGCCTCAGTCATCTTGGAACCGTTGGAAGCGACCCATGCCCCGGAGTTGGGGCTGTGAACACTGAACCGAGTGTGCCCGACGAACACTGGCTTGCTCTCTTGCTCTTCGAGGGCTGCCATGGCTTCGGCTTCGAGGTCCTCTTGATCACGAGCTGCCGCTTCGAGGTTTGCCGCTGCCATTCCTTCAATCTGAGTCATGTCCTCCACATTAACAGAACGTCCCACTTCCTCATCTTCCGGATTTTGTCAGCGCTGCTTGGCATGATGGTGGGATGCCGACCTATCCCCCGACGTCGTTTGTCCTTGAGGGCGTCACATATGACTTTGTTCACCCCGAGCGCGTGGGGCCTGTGGAGCAGGTCAAATCGTGGGAGTGGGGCCAGTACCCCAAAGTGCATGCGCTGCTGCCGCTAAGGGACGGTGGGACGGTCGCTGTCTATGCGGAGGCGAAGTACTGGAATAGGACTCAGATCAACGTGCAGTGGTACGACGATGACAAAGTGAGCCTGAACGCATGGCTACCCATGAACGACGTCCGGCCCGTCACAAACTCGGAGTGGGACATCGATCAATACAACCGATGTCCTGAGTTGCTTCGCCCTGTCGGGTGGGGCAAGAGGTTACCGGGTTTCCTCCCTGAATAG